TCGTGTTCAAATTTTAATGCTTTGGCCCATCGAAGTGCAAGTAAGTTGCTACCATCGACAACTATCTGCAATCTATGTAATTGCATATCAGTAGCAATGTTATCGAAGTATCGTAGCGCACCCCTTGTGAGCGATATAGGATTTCTCTCAACAATATAGCTTGTAAGTATCCAAGCCTCTGCAACGCCCTTCCATATTGGGACAGCGCCAAAGCAACACGCCACATCACCATCATACAGCGCCGTTGCAGACGTTTCACAAGACGCATAAGTCCGAAGCATGTCCTCGTAATTAGGAAACCACTCAAAATATTTGCGCTCAAATTCACGCAAATTCATCAAGTGGACATGCGCCCAGTGAAACTTAATAAGTGATACAGAACTGTTGCTAGATATCTTCATTTGCGCTATAAATGAGATGCCTTCCTTTCGTGTACACTACCTCCGAGGCCGTTCCCTGTTGCGGCCTCGGAGTTTTTTTATGCAAACACGTTGAAATCTGTGCTGGCGACCGCCTGCTTGTATAACGGCATTCCATTGGGGTTTCGGGTCAATGCACGATGCTCGCCGCCGCCCAACATCAGATATCCATAAGCGTCACCGACATGCGAATGCTCGTTCTTGTTTGGTGCGTCCTTAAATCTTTCGTGGCCAGCGCCAACCGCGACACGCTTAAAATGGTAGCCGCCACTCAACGACTTGCGCGTGCGAACGCAATCTTTCGACACAAGCAAACCCGGACGCCCGTCAATCAACCTGTTCATAGGCATGGCACCCGCCTCACGCCGCACCTTAAAATCATTCGATGCAGTCGGTTGGGCGCGAAGGCCAAGCGTCCGCAAATGGTCAAACGCCGTGACCTCGAAAATCTCATCGCGCTTGCCACCAGCCGGATCACCCCAGATCATCACATCGCTCTTGGGAAACTTGGTCTGGATATCCGCCATCAGATGATGGGCGAACCGCTCCAGCCCCATATCAAAGGCGACAAGCTCATGCACGATATGCCATCTTCCATTTGACATCTTCTGTCCAAAGACAGCAGCGGGCGTCAATCCAAAATCAAGACCGATATGGACCGGCATACCCATCTCGATATCGACATCCGCCGCCATCAAGCTATCGGTATATTCGTGCCACACGGGCTTTCCATCTTGCACATAGACATACTGTGCGCCCGCATAACACTGAATCCAATCAAGCGTCTTACCGGCAAGCTGTTGCTCGTAATAGCCGATTGGAAGGTTGTTCAGGTTTTCAGCCTTGCCGTTTAATAACCAATACCTGTCGCCGCCAAATATAGCTCCTTCATGTTCTTTGGTTCCTTCAACAACGCCACCCGGTTGCTTGTAGAACTTCCACGGATACTTGCCGCGTATCGGGTTCTTTTCAGCAAGATTGGGCCACCAATGATCCGAGTCCATCGGGTTCGTCGACATCCAAACACCGCGCCACGGACATCCGCCATTCCTCTTTGTCGGATACCTACCCACACGTGATGTTAGTCCATCGACCACAGCCTTGGGTAGTTCGCGCGCCTCATCGATAAATCCGCCGGTCAGTTCCAAACTCAGAAGTTTTCTGACATCGCGCGGCTGATCCAGCGCCAGAAATATGACCTCGCAATCAAGTCCAGGTGCGCCATCTCTCTGAGGCAGCTTTATGTGATGAGTGATAGGAGGCGACCAGCGCATCTCGCCCCACGTATTTTCCGGAAATATTTCCTGCCACGTCTTGATCGTCGTCGTCCGTAGCTCCGGGTAGCTGTTTCTTATTACGGCAAATCTGGAATATCTGATGCCATCCTCCGGTGACGGCGGCTGCTTGACAGCACGCAGCATGACCTCGGCTAAGCAGGCATAAGTTTTGCCAGAACCAACCGGCCCCATCAGCCCACGAACAAAGGCGTCGTCGTTTAGAAAGTTCCATACGGTCGGGCTTTCGCTAAAATCCAGACTTAACCCAGTGAGCGCATCCGTGCCGCCGCCTCTGCGACGGCGCGGAGAACGATCACGCGCCCTTGGGGATCGAGCCATCTTTCACCACCATATCGATTGTAAACCATTCTTCTCCGCACGAACCGCACACAACCCTCTGCGTCAGATCATAGACTCTACCGCGAGAAGGCTGCCCGCAAAAGTCACACGGCACAAAATCTTTATAGAAGCGCACATATGTTGACGACATCTTGGTCACGCTCGTCATGCCGCCTCCCGCCTATCGCTTTCGCCCATCATTATCAGGATTGCATGTTTCAACAGTCCCGCACGTACACGCGGGTCATCAACCTGCGTCAACGCGATATGGCGAACGTATCGGGATTTCTCTTTGCGATAAGCGAGGCTTGCCTCCTCTGGCGTGTCGAAATAGCCGAGATTCCTCGTTTTTCCGTTCATCGTCATTTGAGCGCAATACTTTTTATCTTTCTTATTATAAACACCAATTGGATATTTTCCACGACGGGCCGCAGAATTAGTTAAAAGATTGTTTATCCGACCATCAACAAAGGCACAGGTTTCCGGTGAATAATGTTTGTTGCCCGGCACTATTATGTCCTTGTCCAAATGCTTGTCGCGCCAATCCTGCGCCATCATCCAAGAGCGGAAGTTCATAAAATATTTCCACTCGTCACAAACGCTGGTACCAATGTATGTAGGATATTGGGCGTGAAGTTTAGTATCAAAAACTCGCTTAAGCATCGTACCCCACGCCGAATAGTACGGACACAAACTACTACGATTATTCGGTAATTTGGTGTAAACAGCATAATCAGCATCGTTGACGCCCCAACCATGCACCAGTTTATTTCTCTTCCGCAACTTCGTCATCATCATCTTCCTTTACTGCATAAGTTGTCGTTTTCGGACCCGTGACGTTGATTCCAATCATGCTGGGACGTGACTCATCCGAATTCGGCTCAAGAAGTCCTCTGTGTTTTGCCAGCAACCGTAACGCTGACAGCTTGTCGTGCATCTCAACCTCGATGCTGTTGCCATGCTCATGCGGCGTAATCTTCACCTTCTTAATCGAGCGCCGCGCTCGCGGTGACAACTGATCCGATGGGCGCACCTGAACTCGGCCCATCTCATCCCACGACAGGACATCCGTCACTTCGCCCGACGCTATCGCCTCAAGCTCGTTAATCACTGCCTGCTTGCGTTCGTTGTCGTCAGACGCAAGCGCAGCACGCGCGGCCCTAGTCGTTATCTTCTTGTTCATCCAGCTCTCCCAACATCTCAATCGCCAAAGCGGCATAGCCGATGATGTCAATCCAGCTATCAAGATGATCTGGTGACTCAACAAGTCTAGCCTGCTTCGCCGAAATAAAATGCTGCGCCACGTCCAAGACCGAAACCGGACGGCTCTGAAGAACAGACCACATCACAGCGATCCGCTCAAAATTCAAAAACGCATCACCGTAATTTTCGCCGCGATTGCTCAGGATACCCTTCACATGATCCAGCGCCTCATTCCGATCCATCAATTTCTCCCCATCCGCCGCACGTTTCGCATTCGACGTCCTGAACTCTATAACCCTGCCACGGTCCATTCTGTGTTACTCCTCCAACCGCATACTCAACTTCAATCCTACCGTCTCCAAAACAATCAGGGCAAATCATGCTCGATCTCCCAGCCATACCTGTCCTTTGTCAATCACCACATATCCTTTCTTCTGCAACGCATCGCGGGCGTCACGCCTCGCACCCGACGTCGAATCCGGTGCCTTCGCCTTGTGCGCGTCATGCCATTGCTGCACACGCACCTCTTTCTCATTCATGTCAATTATCAAATTCTGCAAAGCCTGCAACGCAAGGGCCTGTGCGACAGTCAATCTCTCCGCACCAGCCTCGCTCGCACGATCCAAAACTATTGTCGAATCGCCAATCAAGGCAACAGACACCATTTCCAAATGGATGTCGGCGACCGCCTCCGCATCCTTCTGCTTCTCAGTGCGGATAGACACCACCCCGCTATCCTGCTTCACCCGAATCGACGCATCGACGCCACCCAGAAGAGCAGTGCTGCCGCGCAGGCCACGGGCGACATCCTTTCCGCTGTGGTGTATAGCCATCAAGGCACAATTCGTGTGGCGTTTGATCGCATCGCAGGCATCTATGAACAGCCCCATGTCCGTGGCGCTATTCTCGTCACCGCCCAACAAGGCACGCGCGACAGTATCCACCACCACCATTGAGAAACGCGCACCCAGCTTCTCAATAGTCTTGAGCAACTTCTCAATGTCCTCCTGCTCGCGAAACCGCACAGCCACAGGAACGACAAAAAACGGTGCGCCACGCCCGGAAAGACCATGCGCGGCCTCCCACCCCTTGATGCGCTTACCAAGCCCACCGACGCCCTCACCAGCGATATAAAGCACAGCACCCCGCTGTACAGGGAAGTCCTGCCACGCTACGCCATGCACGATGCTCAACGCGATATCCAAGGCCACAAAGCTCTTGCCCGCACCCGGCTCGCCATAAAGCACGCTGAACCCGTGGCGGGTCAGCAATCCCTCGACCACCCAATCGACCGGAGGCATGCGGCGCAAGTGATCCAAATCATAGATCGGGAACGTATCATCAACCTCCTCCGGATCGTCCACAATCTCCAACTCACCTTCCGGCTGATACGGCTTCGCATTTCGCACAAGCTCGCGCAACTCCGCAACATCATGCTCCAGCAACCAGTCGGCGATATCACCCTTCGGCGGTAGACCAGGCAAATCGACCCAGCGCATTTCATCCGCGACATCCGCAAGACTGCCCGCCACAAGCCTCATGTGATCGACACCCGGCTGATCGTTGTCAGGCAGCAACACCACCTTTCGGCCACGAAACCACTTGTTCAGCGGATCACGCCACTTCTTCGCGCCGCCATGATTGCACGTCGCGACGAAGCCATGCGCCCTCAACGCCTCAACGCACTTCTCACCCTCAACAATGAACACAACCGCGTCAGGACTCGCCAGAAGTTCCGGCAGGCGATAAGGCAGCGGCTGGACGCCATCCATCTTATACACCCACTCATCGCCCTCCGGGCGGCGCTGAATGAACCTGCGAGGCTCATAGCGCAACACCTGATAGCATAACTCACCATTTTCATCGTAATAATGAAATACCTTCGACAGAAACTCCCTCGGTCGAAGGTCGCGCTCCATATTGCGACTGATCCCAAACTTGCGCTCTAGCAATTGTGGCAAACTTGCCAACTGTGCGCCCTCGTTTAAACGCACAAGATCAACAACGCCGCCGCCCAAATCCTCCTCGAAATCGTAGAAAGTGCCTTTCTTCAGGTTGACCTCTTTCGATCCCTTGTTCCCCCAGCGCAGCAGATGACCACGCCGAGACTTCGGTTCGCCCCAATAATGAAGCGCGACCTGTTCCATGTACCCTGATATCGTCATGCCCTATTTCCTAAAAATGGGGGAGGCGCTGCAACACCTCCCCCGTCGTCCCTCAGACTAAAACAACGCCTCGTCACTCGACACGGGCGCTGGTGCGGATGGCTCCGCATTACCCGACATCCCGGCGGGACGCGCCACAATGTCAGATATCTCAAACTGGGGTGCCTTAAAGCGCAACTCACCTTGCGGTGTGTTCACCTTCACCGTCTCGGTTCCGGTAGCCTCCACCTTCACGACGTGATCGCCCTCGCGCTTGTCGCTCGACATATAGTCGTCATGCAGGGCGTCCACGACACGCAGAAGCGTCTTGCTGCTGCCCGAAAACTCCCTAAGCCCTAACTCCTCCGACCAGATACGAAGCCGGAAAGCCTGCTTGTGATCCGGAGTCGGCTTGTCCGGTAGCGGTTGCCCGATCTTGACCATCGCGAAATCAGGCGCACCATTGGCAAAACTCAGCCAGCCCACCTCGATATTCGCAAAGTCCATATGCAGCGTTAAGGGTAGCGCCAGTTCCGTCTCGGTCTTGTCCCAAGAACCGTCCGCCACCTGATGACGGTCAACGCGGATGAAGTCACCCGCCTTCGCGTCGTACTTAACAATCGGCAGGATATCCCCGCCGGTCTTCACAGTCACATTTGAAAAGCCCAACGACATTTTCATTAGTCTCCTTCATTATGCCTCCGCACTGTGCGGAAGGCTTCTATCGGGTATAAAGCGACCGGCTCAACGTCCTGACCGTCATTACGGTCTGCCCTGCCGCCCCAACCCAATTCATATAGCGCATCACACTCTTTCCTGCACCAACAGCGAAAAACAGTGGGCTGAATCCTTGCGTTGCGCCATCAGATAATAACCGGCACGCACCTCATTGCGGACGCGACGCAACATTTTCTCGGACTCGCTGTAAACATGCGCGTACAAAAGGTCCGTCTCATTTGTGCGCTTCGCTGTGTCCAGAGCCTCTTTCGTCGGGCGCAGGTCAAACAGCCTCAAATCCTTCAGGTTTTCCGTGACGATCCAACGGTGCTTCGTCTTCGGGCCACGTTCGGCGATTTTTATCCACATTCTGTGCGTTCCTGAAAAGTTGCGAAAATTTTGTGGGATACCCCCATAGACAGAGCGCGGGGCGGGGGGGGGCAAGGGGTCGCCCTCGCGGGCCGCGTCGGGCCGCCCGGCACCCCGCTCAAACGACCGCACCCGTGCAAACGTCCATTTGCCTGTGGCGCATCGTCGCCGCCACGTCGGACAGCGCCGGAATGCCCGCTCTTTTCGACAGCCAGTCCCTGCAGGTCGCCTCGGTCGCCACCGTCACCGCCTCGACCGTCGCGCCATCCGCCGCCAATTTGCGGGCGTGCCGCACTTCGTTGTCGAATGATCGCGTTTGCCCGGTGACCCGCGTCACGGCGCGCAGGTAGGCGTGCGCGAGAGAGTGAGAGAGAGACACCAATTCGTCATCGTCCCCAGACCCCTTGTCATTTATATGCGAGGCAGGCACTTCATCGACGGGGGCGAGGACCATAGAAGATTGGACCTCCTCCCACGACGGGAGCGGCGCGTCCTCGCGATACATCACTTGATAACGCGCAATCTTTCCGAACTTTGCGAATTCCATTTGATAATCTTTTGGTTCAAGGCGGCGGACATATCCCGCCCTCCCAAGGCGTGCAATCGTGCGCGACACCGTTGCTTGATCGACACCCGCAATCGCCGCCAACGTCTTTCCGCCCGGCCAGCAAACGCCGTGAGAATTGGTATATATGCACATCGCCGCCAGAATGCGGAATTCGTTCTCGCTCAATTTTC